GGTTTCCCCCTTTCCTCTGTGTGCCAATAGAAATTCTATTGGGTTTTCACACGAGGTTGCCAATTAATTGTGCACTTTCACATCTGTTATATAGGTGGTATTTATGATTTATGAAAACTACCGAAACTTTTTCGGCAGATCACGTAATCATGACTATCCCTATATTTCTTTATTAGATGTGCGCACTGCGGTTTCTAGTTCACGTAGGATTGGGTCTACTAAGACCCTATCCCTATTTGAACCAAAGAAACTCAATGCACCTCTAACACCTAGACGAAGGTCTAGACCGCCTAAGATTCATTATCCTAGGCCTCTTTCCTCCATCTCTGGTGCAAGATCACGTTCCCGCGGTGATATATACGAGTCACCAATTGGCCTCTACGGTGCTTTCGAAGTTCAAGCTCGAAAGTACAATATTGGTACCGATTGGTTTGTTGAGACCCGTACTGTCCCGATGGATAGTGAATATCTTGTTAGATGTGATAGTTCGGAGTCGATCTCCGATGTTGTTTCTGATGGTCGATGCTTTCATGGTGTCGAGCATGTGAAACATTTCAATGGTGATGTGAATTGCCAGTTGGCTGTTGCCAACAAGTATATTCCGTCACCATCGGAAATGTATCAGACTTGGTGGGTGCCTGTTTATCGTGGTTTAGGAAGCCTTAGGGGATCAATATCCCTTAGGAATTCCTTTTACCCCTCAAACTGGCCTCCCTCCCTTTCTTATGCAGACGTCGACTGGTCTTCTCTGGTTGGGGATGTTGGTGATAGACTATCTGGTAATATGAAGACTAGTGATACATTACTAGTCGACTTATACGAGATTGGTCAGACCATAGAGATGTTTAGAAATCCCTTTGGTCTCCTTACTGCTCGTTGGAGCCCTAATGTTTCCACATTAGGACAGCTTATAAAGGCTGGATCCAACTTTTGGTTAGAAAAGAAATATGGTTGGGACAACTTCTTCCGTGATATGGATCAATTTATCCATTCATGGAGTGCTGTCTCTAAGCATATCGATTTTCTAAACACTAGTAAGGCTTCTTACACGCATGTGTCGAAATCGACACATGTTAGTGGTACCATCAACCCTGACATTCCGGAAAATCCTTATGGCTTCTTTAGCATTTCAACAGGTCCGTTAGATTGGACATGTAAATCCTCCTTTGGGGTAGAAATACTCCGAGGAGAACATTATCATGTTCTATCGAAATTGGATTACCTGTTGCAAGCTGTGGGAGCCCAGAATCTTCCGGCCGCTATGTGGGATGCCTTGCCATTTTCTTTTGTTGTCGATTGGTTTGTCGACATACAAAAGTTTCTGTCAAGTAATCCCGTATTTTTCGGACAGTATAATTTGAGAAATGTCGGCTATTCTAGTAAATTAGAGTTATCTGGTAGTATGACTATTACCAGTGCCTCTGATAATTACTTCAATGGCTTAGGCAATTCTACTTCTTATACTATCCCTTCAATACCTGTATTTAAAAAATACAGACGTACTCCAGGCTTTCCGCCTGAGAACGAACATATCGGTGCCTTTGGCAGTCTCAACCTTATCCACTTAGTGGACGGTGGAGCCTTATTGGCTCAACGTCTGCTATAAAACCATTTGGAGGCTTTATGCCCGCTTCTTCTATCGCTCTTCATAATCATGATGATAGTTTATGTACTGTCACCATGATTGGAACCACTGGAACGTCTATCGCATATCGCGATATTACGCTCCCTTTATCAGCTCCCCATACTTTAGATGTAACCACCAAATTCGGTGATCCATCTAGTAAGGCGAACGATAAAGTAACGCTTACGGATAGGTTAGTCAAAATCAATGCCACAACAGGTGTTGTGGCAGTTGGTTCTGCGACCTTATCTCTTTCTGTTCCTCGAGATTCCGTATGGACTTTAACCGACACTGAGAATTTAATTACTCATATCGGTTATTACCTTGGAACCTCGAATAACAGGGTAGCGTTAGCGGAAGGTACACTTGCCTAGGATACATAGAAAAATGATATCCTGGGTCAAGGAAGTTATCTCTTTGATAATAGAAGGGATACTTCAGCACCTTAGTCGTAGATAGAATTGGCTGGCAAAGCTAAGGGAGGAAACGAGCTATGCTCGGGACCGTAAAGCCTTCTGCTTCAGTGCAGTCCATTCTTCGTTCTCTTATCTTTGATATGGATAAGAGCCATCAGATCTCTTATTTCTCTCAAGACCTCGAATATGTTCTTTCTCGTTATGAAAAAGAAGGTATTCAGTTCGTTCTATCAACCATGCCTTTAATGGGCAAGGCGATAGAGCGAGCCTTAATTGGGGAAACTAATTTATTAGTTCCTCCCGGTTGGGCTCTTAAGGGAGATACGGCATTGCCTCGTCTTTTCTTCCAACATTTTAGAAATGTTTGGATGGAAGACGGATCTTTGCTTCCACTTAAGGAAATTTCGAATCGTTCTGCCTTTCTCCTGAGGCAGTTCTTTTTGATATTTTCAAAAGTGGAGAGTGGTGTTGATGAGGAGACCTCTGTCTCCTCCGTTAATGATTTCATGGCGCGAACTAGTCGGCCTATTGACATTAAAGTCAGGAAGCCCATAGTTTATGCTCGTGAAATTCTTAATCGTTTTTTCAACACTCCGCTTCCTCAGAACCTTGCGATCCGACAGTTTAGAAATAAGCCGTGGGGTCGTCATGGTCCTGGTGTTGTAGCTGATCGTTCTAGTCCCCGTGAGAAGTGGAATTTTTCCACATGGCCAGGAATGCATCCAAATTTATTTGATTGCACTCCTAATTATCCAAGACATATTAAAGTCTTGAATAAACAACCATATGCACGTGTAACATGTGTGCCTAAGGACTTTCGTGGTCCCCGCATCATATGTATTGAGCCTAAAGAAAACCAATTCGCCCAACAGGGCTTAATGGCTCTTCTTTACGATCTCATATCCGTGCATCCTCTCACGAAAAGATCCATTTCTTTTGTGGATACCAGGCGGAATCAAGAACTATGTTACAGACAGGATATCTGTACCATAGACTTGAAGGACGCTAGTGATAAT